GTCGGCGCGGTTCTGTTGCGCTTCGCGTCCGGCATCCACGGTCACACGCTTCGGAGGCACTGACGAAATTTTCCACCATCCTTCGATGGCTGGTAGGATTCCACGGCTGATTGCGTCTCCGATTACGTAGGTCCACACCGGGCGGATCATTCGGCGTTCGAGGATCATCTGGCGGAATGAAAACCGACGGTCAGCCTTGGCGACGATCAATCTAACACCTGCACCACCGATCTTGCTCGAATCCGCAGCGAACTCGAAGGGGATCATGCCGAGCGCGGAGTCACGCCGCAGGTGTTCGAGAAAGCCGGTGAACGTCGGGCTGGGTCGGTTGGATTGGAAGCTGTCGAGTGATTCGTCGGGTTTGAGGGCAACCAACTTGCCGCCGACGATCTTTTGGAGCGAAACCGGATCGCTAGGTTCGCCCGCGCCTGTTCCCGCGCCGACCACGAAGTCACCGTTGTCGTCCAGTTCGCCGCGTGCCGTTTTGAGGATACGCGACACGTCGGCATTGTCTTTGACGGCGTGCTTCTCCAGGGCAAGCAGCTCCATTTCATCAAGGACATGATTGATTGAATGCTGAATCGTCGGATGCGCTCGAACGCCGCCCGCCCATTCGGGTTCGTGGATGTGGAGGATGGAGTCGGCAGGCATGTCGCGTGTTTTGCCGTTGTCCTCGATCACCCGATAGAAAAGTGGAGCGCCAAAAGGATCCAGTCCGATGCCGTCCACGGTTTCCTGTGAGCCGAACAGGTCGCCGATGCGGTGGCTTTCCAGCAACTGGATGCGTGGTTCTCCGTCGCTGTCGCGGGTCTTGTGGATGAAATACTCGCCGTCGATGTCCATGCCCCGGCAGACAAGCGCCTGGCATTCCTCAAACGAAAATCGTCGGGTGATTTCGCAGCGGGCGGACCAGAGAGCGAAATACGCTTCGGCAGAACGGTTCCACTCTGGTTCTGGTGATTGAGCCTGCACGCGGATGCCATCGCCGGTCGAGTAGATCGCCATGTTGGCGACAAGCTCGCGCACGAACCCCGAGTTCTTGTGCATGTATCGCGACTTGCGAACCAATTCGGTGCGCACCGAAGAGGTGAGTTCATTGCGCGAATCGGTGGGCGCGGCACCTGGAACAGATCCACGGCGCGGCGACCAGTTAGCAGCCTCAAACGGCGAACCCCATGCTTTCGGAACAAGCACGGGGGGCAGAAAGAGGCGGGCGATGGATTGGAGGCGATTCATTTCGGCAGGTATCCTGAAACTTGCGACACGGCGACGTTGCGGGGGCGACCGTAGGTGGCTGGATCAAGCACGCGCAGCGCATGGCCGCATTCCTCAAGCACCTCATCGACAGGCATGGTGAACTGCTTGGAAGCCGAACTTCCGACCTCGTTCCAGGTCATGAGGGTTTTGCCTTCGAAAAGGAATTCCTTCGCCCGCTGCTGGATGGCGAGCACCTCGGAAATCGTGAAGCCGGTGATGAATAGTCCGCGAGCCATGGATCACTTGCCTTTCCAAGTGGCGTTGTTGCCCCGCGTGTCGATGTGGACGAAGCCGGACGATGGATAGAGGCCGAGACCTCCGGTGAACTTGCCTGCTCTGCGCCATTCAAGCAGCCGGTCATAGACACGCTGCGGGCTAACGCCGTCGATGGTGATGTCCAGCGCCGTAAACTCCTTGTGCTGGCTCAATGGTGCGCCGCCGACTGTCTTGTTGTAGTAGGGCGAGCGGTAGGAACTCAGAATGCGGCATGGCTTGCCGAATGACTCGCGGAGTTCGTCCACAATGCGGAGGGTGGGCACGATGTTTTTCCAGAGCCGCCTCGGAGGTTGGCTGTTCTTCACTCCTTTTCGCTGCGCGGCGAAATAGGATTCGAACTCGCTCGCGCCGAAGTGCTGGAATTTTTGGGATTCGAACCAATCACTGAACGTGCTCATACGTCATCTTCCGGGGTGTCAACTGGCGCGGATGCCGCCGCCTCCCGTCCGACAATCTTGAGCATGGTGGCGGCAGCGACCTGTTCCGCTTCGCAGTCGTAGTAATGGTTGGGCCTGGAACCGATCCTCTCATACAACCACTTGCCGTTCTTCTTGATCCGGTGCTCGCTTTCCATTTGGGCGAGATAGTCATCGTCGATGTCGTCGGGCACTTCCCACACCGGACCGTCGTCGGGATTTTGATTCCGGCGCAGGCGAGCGAGCGTGTCCTTGATGTTGAGATTGGACCAATAGAACACGGAGCACGATTGCCCCCGGCCGAGAACAACTTTCCTGCGCGGGGAATAGAACCGCTCCACCGACTTCCGGCCTTTGACCTTGTGGGTGAACGTCGCTCGCTTGTCACCCATGAGGGCCGTCCATCCGTGAGCCGCGCATTCACGATAGACATCATAGGTGGCATGACCCGCGTCGATGAACACAAGATTCGGATGAATGCCGAAGCGTTCCTGGACGCTCTCCACGTCGGTAAACGTTAGCACGCGCTCGTTCCAAATCAGGCGGCTGGATCCGTCCTCCGCCCATGCACGAACGACGAGGAACAAGTGGTCCATCTGGCAATCCACCGTGAGGATGCGGAGTGGACACGCGCACGGTTCGCCAGCCGAAACCAATCGCCCTTGGGCATCCACGCCTGCCTCGCCGTCCCAGGTTTCGCCTTTGAGGTAGCCGCCCGGGACGATGTCGAGTTTGTAGTCCTCCAGGTATTCGCGCCACGCCAGAGCCAGACGCTTTTGATAGAACTGCTGGATCAAGCTCACGTCGCCTTTGCGGGCGGCGGCCTTGGCGCGGAGATAGAGTTCAGCCAGACGGCCCCAGCTCATCGCGCACATGGCGTTCCAGTGAAATCCGGCGTTTTCCTTCGGCGCGTTCGGATTCATGACGACATACCTGCCGCTGAGATTGAGTTCGCGGCGGGTGCGGTCGCTGTCCTCGAAGTAGTGGTTGCAGGACGCGCAGCGCATCGAAGTCGTGTCGCGGACTTTCTGAAAATCCCACTCGCCGGATTCGTCGCGGGCGTCCTTGCTCCACTCGACTTGCTCCCACTTGAACGGCTGGCGCTGGTGGCAGTGCGGACACTCAAACGTCCACTCGCGCATGTCGGTGGTTTCGTATTTGCGGTGGGTGTCGTCGTCGTCCTCTCCGCCTTGTGACATGAACAGGCACTTGCCGAGCCAACCAAACGCGGTGACACGAGCTTCGGCTTCCGCCATATGGCCGACGGGCCACCGCCACGTCTCGTCACCGATGAGCCACCGAATCGAACGTCGCTGGAGGTTGGTTTTGTTGTGCGCCCCCAGCACCCACAGCGTCATGCCATTGTTGAAATGGACCGTGGCGATGCGCTTCTTGTGACGGTTGGCCGGATAGAGCGAGCTTACCGGTTTGCACTCGTCGAAGAGTTTTTGAAGTCGGCTTTCGCTTTGGTCCTTCGCGTCATCGTCGGTCTGGTCGAGCCACAGTGTCGGGCCTGGATGGTTGGCGATGATGTGGGCGAGTCCGAGTTCACCAACGCTGGTTTTGCCGCTCTGAATTGCGGCGATGATGCTCACGATGCGGATCTTCGGATCGACTAAGGCTTCCATCGGCTCTCGCATCCACGGCGAGTTGGCCGAGCGAAACCGGCCGGGAATCGGGGAGTAGGGGATCGAGGTGATGTGTTCCTCACACCATGCCCACGGCGGACGACGATCGGGTGGACGCCAGGCCTCACGCCAGATGCGTTCGAGTTTCCTGCGGGCTGGTTCGATGGTCTTCATTCGCCCTGATGGAGGATCGTCAACACCTCGTCGATGGCGCGGCGGGCTTCCTCCTGAATGCCGGTGGCATCGAGGCCCGATAGAATCGGCGGCAATTCCTGCTCAAACTTCTTGCGGAGCATCGATGTTGCCTGCGCCACGAACTCAGTCCACGCCTGCCGGACTTCCTCGACGGCCACGTAGTCGCCTCGCCTGATTCCAAGTCGCAGTTCCCGTTCCTCGACCTCCGCTAACAACTTGCGGGCTTTCAGCGACGATTCGATGTCACCCGGCTGTTCAATCTCACCACCTTTGAGATCGTTGCGACGCATAAACTCCCGCCACGCTGCCACGTCGTGCAATCCGTTGGCGGCTGGTTTTGGTGCGTCCTTGCGCTTCTTCCATGTGTTGAGCGACTGGCGGGTGATTCCCAGGATGGCAGCCAGTTCGACGTAGCTTGGTGCGGTGGCTGGTGCGGCCCCAGTGCCGGTGGCCAGCGTTTGCAGCATGGCGCGTTCAGCACGAGTCAGCTTGCCGCCCTTTTGCACGCGACCGACCAGATTGGCAAAGTCCCGCGAGAGTAGCTTTTTGGCGATGTCGGGTGATACGGCTTCCATCCGCAGATTGCGGACACGTCAACCGGGCATCACTTCCGTTTCCGCTTGGGCTGGATGATTTCCAGCATCATTTGAAGTCCGAAACCCTGCGGCATCGCCCGTTCCTGTTCCCAGTTCTCCAGGCTGCGTTTTGATACCTTCAATATCACTGCGGCGTCGCGCTGGCTGTAACCGTTGTGGTCCCTCCATTTGCGGAGCAGTTGGGCGAAGGTGGCGTGATCCATGAAGCTATCCGCAGACTACGGATGAACGGTGGGGCGGTGTCAAGGTTGACTCCCGGCACCGGACCATGAGCATCCCTGTGCATTGCGCCCATACCACCCTTGTTGATCCGAACACGCTGAAACCGAACCCGGTCAACCCGAACCGGCACAGCGCCCACCAGATTCAGCTTCTCGCCTCGATCATCCAGGAACAAGGCTGGCGCAATCCGGTCACTGTGTCGAAGCGCTCGGGGCTGATCGTTCGTGGCCATGGTCGCTTGGAGGCTGCGCTCTTGATCGGTTGCGAAACGATCCCCGTGGACGAACAGGACTATGCGAGCGAAGCGGAGGAACTCGCCGACCTTCTCGCCGACAACCGCCTGTCTGAACTCGCCGAACTCGATGAAGACGATCTGCGGCGAGTGCTCAAATCCATCGCCGATGCCGACCCCGACTTCGACATCGAGCTGACCGGCTTTATGGAGGACGAGATCCGCAAGCTGATGGACGACGCGGGGAATCCCGATGATGAACTCGAAACGATTCCCCGGATGGAATGCCAGGCATTCGAGACTCACGACTACCTCGTGTTCATGTTCCACGACCTGCGGGATTGGATGCAGGTGCTTCAACTCATGGGAGTGTCCGAAGTTGACTACTCGATCACCCGTAGAACCAAAAAAATCGGCATTGGCCGTGTGCTCCATGGAAAACGACTCATTGAACTCTGCCGCCGCGCCAGCATGGCCGGAATTCCGCCCGTTGAAACTTCGTCTGGTGATTCTGTCCCGGAGCCGAAGTCGCTCGATCACAAGCCACAAGCTGTTCCCGACGGCGACGCTGCTCGTTCCCGTAAGCGAGGCTGAGCATTACCGCCACACCGGGCTGGAAATCGAAACCATCCCCGACGAGATCGCCGGCATCAGCGCCGTGCGGAACTGGGTGCTGAAACATTTCAAAGACGACGCCATCGTCATGCTCGACGATGATATTTCCGCCTGCGTTTGCATGGTGTCCCTTCGGTGTCGGAAACTCTCCATCGCTGAAACGATTGCCATGCTTGAAAACTCTGCGTGGTGTGCGCGTGGGGCAGGGGCACGGTTGTTTGGTTGGCACCA